GTTCCAAGTGTCGATCTTCAGAGGGCTCGCGCCCCCGCTTGAGAAAGAACTTGAGTAGGGCACCGTAGTCATCCAAAACGTTTGGAGGACTAGAGGCGGATTCCACATAACCCTTAACCAAAGGACGGTGTAGAACCCCACAGATTCTCTGAGTTTCATAACCCAGAAAACTAAAACGACCCAATACGGGCGATTCATCTGCGACAACCGGATAATGTTTCATTATACGGGATAGCAGCGAATCTAGCCACCTCGCTGTTTGCCAATAACCACTTCGATAGAAATGGTTACGCAGCGAAACAGTAGAGGTGATTTCCGCAACGTTCTTCAGCGATGAAGGAAGATCACTTCGGACACGAGTAATTGAAACATCGTGTCCGTCATAAAATTCCTTACCACAAGACTCTCTAAACCTTCCGGTATAGAAAGACTTGTCCAGGTTCACCTTCGCTCCGAAGAACTCCAGTGATCTAATCACTGAGCGCACATGTTCCACAGGGACGATAATATCGTCTCCGTAGACGCGCACCCGACCGAGATAGGACTTAACGTCCTTCTGGGTCATTGGATGGCTTAGGTCACTCTGAATTCCGTGGAAGATACATGTCAAAAAGACCATGGCTTCCATCGGAAAACAGAGGCCTGAACCCATAGATGCGAACTTAGCCAGTTCGATGGTTGTGATACCATCATGGCTAGGAACGTCGGCCCGTAAACTACGACAAGCGAAAACAGCCTTACGCAAGTGAGGATGGTTTCGCAACATCGAATGAACGAGCCGAGCAGAAACGCGATCTGAAGCTTCACTCAAATCGAGTGTAGCTAGGTTCTGTGTTTCAGAACCTTCCTTTGCAAGATCCCGATTGGGTTCTTGATCATCGGAACAGATAAGGGATTGAAGGTGGTTAGCCTTCCTTTCGAGGACATTACTCCTAATCCCTGCATTAATCATCTCTAGCAAACCTTGCTGCACGTATTGCATGGGGGTTGGCTCAATAGCGATGATTCTTGGCGTTTTTGCCGTTTTAGGAACGGGAATTACCCTTACGGGTATCTCCCTTCCGGGTTCTCTGATGTCGACATTCTCGAACTGTTCCCAGTAAGAGAATGATGGATAGATATATTCCCCGAACGGGAATACTTCTTCCAATCGTGAAGTCCAGGAGTTCTGGCAGAACTTCTCGTTTGCAACGAGGCGTTCCGCTGTCGCTCCCGGACCATGCTTAGGAATAACCTCTCCTCGTACGACCTTTCGGTCCAGCGAGGTGAAGAAATTTCTGAAAAGCATATCGGAGAGTTCAGTAAATTGATCAACATGATTAATCCATTGAGCCTCCGACTCACGCACATCAGAATCACACTTGATAAAGTCACGCATTGCTCGCCGAGTCCTTGCATCACTGCAAGGCTCTTTGATCTTGCCGAACATCAGCGTTAGCTGACGGGCGGCAATGATTGCGTCAATACATGGCTCATCAAGAAGCCAGCCAGTTTCACGGTCAAATATACGATCGAGAAAACCCCCTAGAAATAGGGGGAGCTCTCCTTTACACCTAAATTGCGTGTAAAGATGACGATCTGCGAATCCCTGAGAAAGTGATTTTTCAATCGCCTTCCCAAGATTCGGGAGGGTAATCGTTAGAAACGACTTACCTTCCTTACCTGACCGAACCTTGACTGTATTAAAGTCAAGGCTGGCGCTAGTGCAACACCTGGTAGCTAATTCTTCGGCTACCGTTTTCCAGAGCAGCAATAGGCTTTTCAAAGCCCCTCCTTAAATAGAGGTGGTCTTGTCCTAGCCTACACGGCCCTTTCAGGGCGTTACACTCTGCGGCTCCTCAGTAAAAACGTAACGACACGTTACGTTACTCGTATCGGACAGAAGTCCAGACGAGCTGATAGCCGCTGCAAGCAGAAAGCCGACACACGCTACAATGAGTGCAAAGAAAATTACTTGCACCCAAAGAGGCATGAAGACTTTCTGATTACGACTGGCCACCTAGCCACTTAAGCAGATTTGCATTCGTGGAGGCGGACAGTAGGGTGTTAAGACCGGTGAAGATATCTGCCTGAACGGAGTCAGCGATCCCGTACAACGGCCGATCGGAAACCAGGTAGAGACTACCTGAGGCCCAATTGGAAATTGTTGGATCAAAGAAACCGTTCACCAGAAGCTTCTGGTCAACCCTGATAACAGAACGCTTTCGCTTTCCCTCTGTATGAGAGACAGTGATATCGTACTGATCCTCATCCGACTCGATAAGACGGTACTTAGATGTACCTCCCTCGGACCAAATCCGAGGGAAGTTCACCGCACCGCTTCCCGGGTTGAATGAGATAGGGTCTGAAAACGCCATGTAGACGTGCTCCTTTTATCAGGGCATACTTGCGTATACCCGGTGTTTATCGACAGTACAACACTGTCTATAGAACCCGTTTAATACCGAGTGCTACAGATATGGCAATCTGGCGCGGAGTTAATCCGTCCCATTGAATGCCAAAACCAAAGGGGTTTGCCCTCCGTCTCATCTTATGTTCAGTTACATAGATGGTAGGAGGTATACTAGGATAACTAGTATTTCTATAGCTATGACTAACGACAACATGTCGTTGGATATAACCATAGCGCATAACCAGGCCATCGGTGGCGTAGTCCGAGAGATTCGAAATGACATCTCCCGTATTACTAAACCAATCGGCGGCCCAGCTCCATGGCGTAAGGTTCCAGAC